CCATGTAGACCTTGGTCTGGCCAGTAACGCCAATGAAGTCACCGGCTTTGAGGGCACCAGTAAGTCCTGCCGTCCAGCCACGCGTCGACAGACTTCTGCCTTGTTGGTTGGCTCCGTTGATCTGCGGCGTGCCGGTGGCCACGCCTTGAGGCAGTTTGTGCGCAGGCAGCACAGCGGTGAAGCTGTCCCACTGGCCGCGTTGGGCGACAACAAAGGCCTGAATCGGCGCGAATTGCGCGCGGGTCAGACCCACCCAGTCGGCAGTTATCACCCAGCGCTGAGCGCCATTGGTGCGCACACTGCGGCGCAGGTTGTGCGAGATCGACACGCGCGTGGGCTGGTAGGACTGAATCTTGATGGCGCTGGGCGCGGGGGTCAGAGGAAATGTGCCGCTCATGACTTAGCCCGTGATCCCATAGCGTCCACGCATGTTGAGCGCCTGGTTCACGATGCCCACCACCACGGCCTTGTTTTGCACCATGGCGGACTGGAAGCTGCGCGCATCCATGGCTCGCACCGAGAAATTGATGTTGATTGGCGCTTGGGCTGTGGCCGTGCTGCTGTCACTGCCGCCTGGCATGCTGGGTGACTTCCCGTTGGGGATGATCGACCCTGCGCCGTTGGGCACAAACCATTCCGGGCCTTGCTCGCCCACGATGTAGGGCTGACCTCCAGCGACCGGGCCGCCATCGGCCTTGAACAGGCCCGACAGAAAGTTCCCGGCACTGCTGAACATTCCTGATAGCGACATGCCGCTGCTCGCTTGCGCCAGTGGTTTCATGATGCTGTTTTGAATTTGGATGCGAATCAGGTCCGCGATGATGGAATTGGCCAGGCTCTTGAAGTCGAGCTTGCCGGTCTGCACAAAGCTCACCAGCGCGTCTTCCATACCTTTGAATGCATTTGTAAAGAGCCGCTCGGACTGAGCAGCCGCGTTGGAGACGGTGTCGATGTAGTTGTTCAGCGCCTTGGTGACGCCCGTCTCCCACGAACGCTCAGCCTCCCAACGGGCTTCAATCGCTTTGACCATGACTGCTGTGGACTTGACAGCCTCATCACGCAGGCGCTGTTGGGTATCTGCTGTTAATTTGGTTCCGCTTTGCTGGGCATCCCAGATCTGCTGCTCGACCGCGAGGAAGTTCTTGCGCTTGACGTTGGCAATTTCCTGCGCTTGGGCGTTCATTCCAATCAGATCGGTCTGAAAGATGTACTGCTCGTTGGCCTGCTCCAGGCTGTGCGTGAAGGCATTGATGCGCTTGGTCTCATCGAACTTCTGCTGGGCATCGAATCGATCATTCACCGCCTGCACCAGAGTGGCCGTGGACTTGGTCGCCTCGGTGCGCAATCTCTGCTGCGCATCGGTAGACAACTTCGAGCCGTTCTTTTCTGCATCCCAGATTTGCTGCTCAACGGCCAGGAAATTCTTGCGACCCTCCGTGGCCAGAGCCTGATCGCGGGCGTTCAGTCCAATCAGGGTGTTTTGGAATTCGTACTGCTGGTTGGCCACATCCAGACTGTGGGCGAAGGCATCAATGCGTTTGCCCTCGTCGATTGACTGGATGCTCGACACCGTAGCCGTCACCTTGGCCATGTCACCCAGGCGGCCTTCTTTGACCGCCAGCAGGCGGCCTTTTTCGATCATGGCCTCGTACTTACCCAGTTTGTCTTTGATGGCCTCGACATTGAGCGAGTCCATGTACGAATCGAACGGGCTGGTTTTGTCGGGCCGCTGGTCCGGAATGGCAAAGGAGCGTTTGGCTGACTCGACGGGCTTTTTCAGACCCGCATCACGCTGGGCAAACTGCTCATCGAGTTTGGTCAAGAACAACGGCGCGGTCCAGATCTTGACCATGTCCTCGTTGAAGGACTCGGCGTGGCTCTTGAGGTCCGAGGTCAGCGTTGCAAAGCGACGTTTGACAGGATCGAGTGACTTCTCGCTGATCATCTCTGCGCCGATGCCGTCCATGAAAGCCAGCACCGAGACCACGTCCGCGCCGGTGGCTGCGATGGCGTTACCGGCAATGCGAACAATCCGAACGCAAGCGTCAAAGATGTCAATGAAGGCAGCCACTGCGCGCAAGCCTTCCCGTGCCCAGGTCTCAATCACGTTGTCTTGCTTGAGTTGCTTGGCGGTGTCGTTCAGTCGCTCGGTCATGCTGCCTGAAGCCAGCAAGGCATCTGTGAAGTCACGCATCACTGGCAGCAACGCCGAGGCAATGGTGTTGTAAAGCGACTTTTTTCTGCCTTCCAGACGCACGAGGTTCTTCTCATACATGTCTGCTTCTGCTGCCATCTCAGATGTGACCTTGGCGTTGAGTTCACCAATCTCAGCCAGGTCTTGCATGAACGGCAGCAGCTCCGCGCCGCGTTTGCCCAGCAGCATTTGGGCTGTGGCCACCGCCTGGGTACTGCTGTCCATGGAGTCGAGCTTTTTGGCCAGATCCAGCATGACTTCACCCGAGTCGCGCAACTTACCCGACGAGTCGGTCACCTCAACGCCCAGCGATTTGAACAAGTCGGACTGTTTTTGGCTGCCGCCTGCCGCCTCGAACATGGCTTTGGAGAGTTTTTGCAACCCGCCACCGACCTCTTCCAAACTGGTACCCGAGAGTTTGGCCGCCGACTTCAAGCCTGAGAGGGCTTCCACTGTCGCACCGGTCTTCTTGGCCATCTGGTCGAGTTCACCCGCCGACTCAATCGCCCCCTTGATGCCATCGGCAAAGGCATCAAAGGTGTATGCCGCCGCCATGGCCATCACTGCGCCTTTGACCGCTTTCATGGCGGTTTCCGACACATTGCCGATGGTGTCCATAGCTTTTTTAGCCATGAATTCGGCCTTGTTCAGGTCGGATTCAAAGCGAGCGACATTGGCCTCGAGGCTGACCACGAGGCTGGCGAGGGTTGCCATGGGAGTTTTATTCCTTTTTGCCCAAGAGGGCTGAGATCAAACGGCTGTGCGCCTCCGCATCAGGCGGAGCATCGGCACCCTTGGTGGCGGCAGGCTTTGCAGTTCGCAGTCCCGGCATGAAGTCATCGGCCTGGTAGGGCTCCTGACCTTCACGGCGTTGGACGTTGGCCAGCGTGGCGCAGACCTGGCCAAAGCCAAAGTCCGCCCGCATGTCCGGCAGGCCTTCCAGAGAAGCAAACGCCATCCACTCGGCTACCTGCTGCGAACTCAGGTTTGCGAGGAGATGGTCAGGGTGTTGGAATCCAAGGGCAAGGCAGAGTCGGAAGTAGAAACGGCGCTCGGGACGCCGCTGGAGTTTTTTGTGAGTTCCTCCACATCTGCACCAGACAAGCCATTTAGCTTTTGCGCAATGGCAAACACCCGGTCCAGCGCCGCGCCAGATTTGGCACCGAGCAGATCCACCTCATCGTCGGTGAAGAGGCGCAGGCCGCCCTCATCAATCACAGTAAGCCCCACCAGACGCGCACGCATGTTGGTCAGATCGACCTTGCGGTCCTTGCCCTCGCCACGGACCATGCTGGCCTCAAAAGCATCACGCTCGCGACCGGTAAAGCTGCGCACGCGCACGGCACCACCCCATTCGGGAACATCGACGTCCTCTGTTTGAAGGTCGTTTGCGCAAAGGATGGCGGATTTAGAAAGTAATGTCATAGGTACTCCAGAAATGAAAAAACCCGCCGAGGTTTTAGCCATGGGCGGGTTGGTTTGCGGTCAAAGGTCAGCTTCAGGGGCTGACCCGGTTCTTCATAGATTTCGGGCTGCGTGATGCAATCTCAAAATTTCAACATCGTCGCCACGAACGCGGTAAATGGCGATGTAGTTCTTGTGCAGGACCAGCTCGCGCGTGCCAGGGACGCGGCCAGCCCGGCCCATGCCAGGATGGGCCTGAAGTTTGGTCACAGCGGCCTGCAGCTCCAGCACAAAGCTGGTGGCACGGGTCGGGTTGTCTTTGGCGATGAAGCCAGCGATTTCATCAACAGACGCGAGCGCTGTCTTGGTCCACTTGATCAACATGCATCAAGCGCCGTATTTGGCAAATACCGCTTTGACCTGCTTGTCGGTTGCGAATTCGCCTGCATCGGCTTCCTTGATGCCTTCGTGAATGTCACGAATCTGCCAGGATTCACTTTGCACATAGTTGGTCAGCGCATCGATGGCCAAAAAGCTCTTGGTCCGGGCGGTCGCCTTGGCCAACTCTTCGATCTGGTTGTAAAGCGCCTCGGGCAGGCGTACGTTGATGGTTCTGGCGGTCATGGCGTAACACTCCTGTGCATGTGTAATACAACGCATTATCCACTTCACAAACCCAAAGATCAAGGCGGGCGGCGGCGTCCCTGGGCAAGAGCCCTTAAAGCCTAGGAAATTAAGCCCAGGTGATTGAGCCAGAAATGCGAAGTTCAGCCGAACGTCGGATGGCTTGATCCACAGCACCCTGGCTGTTGAATTTCTTCACGTACGCAGTGAAGGTCGCGGTGTTGCCGTTGGGCAGCAGCAACTTGAAGCTCTTGGCCACACCGGTCACCAGCGCAGTCATCAGGGCGATCTGGCCTGCATCGCTGTTGTCCTGGTCGACCTCGATGGCAAACGCACCCGGATCAAAGAGGCCAAGAATGAATTCCTTGGCCGTCGAGTCAAAGTTGGTGCGCTCAATCTCTGAGGCTGAGCCGTCAAATCCGCTGTAGCTCTTGACGTTGGAAATTTTGGTCCACTGCACAGGGGTTGCCGTGCCGCCACTGGTGTAGGTCGTATAACCAGTCGCGTCCAGTCCAGCGAGGGTGACGATCTTGGTCGTAGGTTCGATGTACTGCACCACGAAGCTGTTGCCGTTGAGCTGTGTGGTGCCAACGACGCCAGCGATAGTGATCACATCACCCTTGTTCAATGCCGTGACCGCTGAGAGCGTGACCCGGCAAGGGTTCGTGAGTGAGACGGCGGTGATGGTGAGCGCCGACCCGGTGGTCGTG